AGCAGTCATCCGGTTTGCCGCCAGCGCGTCGCGGCGGTGTCCGCGCCGCAGGGAGCCGCATGCGGGGCAGCCCTTGCCCGCAAGCAGGTTTCCCGGCGTGATCAAAAAGTCGCCGTGGATCGCGCAGGTAACCGTAAACTTGGTGTCGCAGCCAAAGTACACCGCGCGGGGGTAGGTGTATGTAATCCCGTGCCGATTTACCGCCGCCGCCAATATGTTCGCCAACTCCTGCCGCTGCTTTGCGCGGCGCGCCACGTCACCGCACTGCGGGCATCCCGACCCGCCCTTGCGAAGCTGCGCAGGATACTGGCTAAAATTGCCATGTTCAAGGCACCAGAGGCCCGTCATGCGCGCCAACGCGCCGTGGTAGACGGCCTCTCTAAAGTCATACCGCGCAAGGGTCTCGGGTGGAAACTTCGCAAGAACCTCAGAAAGTGTAAGCAGCACGGCGGTACCTCGTTAATGGATCGCCTTTGTATCTCAATCTTTCAGTATTGTGAAGCATCCCTCTAGGCACATGCCGCACCCGAAAGCCCCGCCAAGCGGGCAACAAAAAGCCCCCGAAACTTTCGCTTCGGAGGCCGTTTGCTTGGTCGTTAAGCGCCTGTTATATGGCGATTAAATACCGGCGGTTCCGTAGATACCACGCGGGTCAGTCCAGCCGAACGAATAACGCTCGGTGGCTTTGTAACGCATGCTGTCCGTCTCGAAGTCGCCTTCCATTGACTTCTCAAGGCCACGGCGCATCGCGAGCTTGAGACCCTCTGGCGCATCAGTCTGAATCCACCACGCGGTGGTCGAAGTGATGCGCGAGAGGTTAGCCTGACCGCCTTCAAGCAACCCCATCGACTTAACGGGGTTGATGTCGTTGTTGGCGGTGCCAGCACGCAGTGCAGACTTGAGGAGAACCTCGGCCTGAAACACGTTAGAAGGCCCGGAAACAAGCTTCTTGGGCGTCAGCCGGATGCGCTTGCCGTTGTTGTCAACGGCGTTGCGAATCTGGATCAGCAGCTGCTCCAGCGACGTCTGCGACAAGTTAGCCGCAGTCGCAAGCTGGTTCGAGAACGTCCCAGTCGCGATAGGATGCGCCGTGTTGACTAGCGACACACCGTCACCGCCAGCGAAAGAGCCGTTGAACGCGCGGTTCAAGACGTTTGCGCCGAGGGTTTCCTTGGTCTCAATCAGCGACTGAGCGAGGTGACGTGCGTAGGTCTGGCCGATACGGATGTGGTCACCATCCTCAACCAGCACCTTCGTGAGAGCGAAGGCCAGGCCGTAGACGCGGTAGATGTAACGCTGAATGAACAGCACACCGCCCGACTGATAGGTGACCGGCATGCCGTCCGGGAGTTCCGGCGCGGCACCCATGCCGAACAAAACAGGCTCTTCATGATAGTTCCGGGGAATACCCTTGAACTCCTTGAAGACCTGAGACCATTCGTCAGCGCGCTGGTCATAGATGCCGTTGAACTCTTCGTTAAGAATGGGTTCGACGATGGAGCGGAAGTCAGTACTCCGCATTGGGGTAGCCATGGTTCAGCCCTCCTTAATAAGCTGCACGATCGGCGACGTTCTGGTGTTCGGACACCTGAACTTCGACAATCGTAAAGTTATCGCCGAACGCATTGTCTGGACCTGGCGAGAGGCCGACGATGCGAAGCGCGGCGTTACCCGAATTGGTCAGCGTAGAGGCGTTAAGCACCACAGCCGAAAGGCCGGTGGTGGCTGAACCCGCCGTGATGGTACCAAAGTCGGCCTGCGAGCCAATGTCGGTGACAGCAATCGTGCCACTGGCTTGGATTTCGTAGACAACCGACGGGTCGAGCGTGACGTAAGCCACGATCTCCGTGGCGGCGGTCGATGCCGTCCACTTGTTGCTGACCCGGCGGCGACCATCGCTGTCGGTGAACTCAACGCCCTGAAATGAGCCGATGAGGCGTTCGCCGATGGCTGCGGCCTCCACGGTGCCATCGGCACCGATCTTGACCGGCTGGCTCTGTAGAATGTTCGCCCCATAGCCCGTAGCAATCGAGTAGGCGGTCGGACGAATCGTCCCGCTTGGCGAAAACGCAGGACGAAGGCCGAACGGCTGAGATACTGTTGACATATCCGTTCCTTCGAAAGAGGTTTAAGAAATAAACGTCAGGAGAAGTCCCCCTGGCGCGCTGAGTTGCCACGCATATCCGAAAGGCCGTCACCCTCATACATACTGCTGCCAGCTCGCTCGGCATTGTCGCGCATCATATCTGCGACTTCTGCCAGTTTGCCCTCTTCGCGTTGCGGTGCATCGTGGTGCGCTTCCTGCATGAACTTCAAATAAAGGCTCATGGGCAGCTTGAACGCGAGCATCTCGTTAACGCCGATAAAACCAGACCATTCTCCGGTCTTCACCGAGGCATACTCCATACCGGGAACCTCATGCGGCTTCACAGGCTCGTATCCAAGCTGCAAGCGCCGATGAATTGGATCGCGCGGGTTGGTTGTCGTGAGCCAGCATGCATGAAATCCAGGCATGTCAGGCAGATTGGGTAGTGCGTCGTTGAAAAGCTGCTGACGAAACATCTCAAGTCGGTCGTCTTCGCTTACTTCTCGGTTCTCAGTGATCTTTCGATCCTGCGAACGTCGCGTATCGCGGCGACCAACAACGTCAAAGTCCGACGCCTTCTTCAAACGGCTGTCTTCAGTAATATCTGTCACGTTGTCTCACTCCTGTTTTTAGCGAGCCGAACTTGCATCATACGACTGATACGCCTTGAGATAGCGTTGGCGGCTTTTGGGGTCATCCCATACACCGGCCTCAATCATAGCCTGCTTTCGTTCGGGTGTCACATAGATTTCGCGCTTTGTGCTGACGGGCGCATGTTCGCGTGTATTGCCAGTCGGCGGGGCTTTGCGTTTCGGCCTCGACGTGGCTACTTCGCTGCCGCCAATTGCCTCCGCAACGCGACTAGTTAGCTCTTCCCAATACTCGCGCTGCGCTGGGTTAAAGCCTTCTTTCGTAATTTCATTGTCGATGGCCTTGGTCAGCGCACTATCCCGATCTCCACCCTGCGGATCGTACCATGCATTGGCGTCGAGCCACTGCTTGGCGTAGCCCGCGACCGCCGGATTGACTTGCGGCTGAGAAGATTGCTGGCGAGACTGCTCGTATTGCTGCTTGACGTAACTTAGCTGCTGCGCATCACCCATCGCCTGATCGCGCAGGCGCATCGCCGCGACCACATCGTCGCCGTTCCCAGCCTCGGTGGCCTTGGCAATGATGTGTTCCGCCTGGCGGATTTCGTTTTGCGTCTTCGCGATCTGCTGATCAATGCTCAGGACGTCATTGCTTGCCGACCGCCCCTCAATCGCCGCCAGCCTGCGCAGCATGTCGCCGTTCTGCTGCTCGAGCAGGACGATCTTGCGCTGTGCTGCGTCCTTGGCGCGGCGCTGCACATCGCGGCGCTTCTGCCGGCGCTTGCGGTTTGTGCCGGTGATGTCGTCCTCGCTGTCGTCCTCGCTCTGTGCAAGGCGAGCATCGCCATCTCCCGCGTCTCCCGCGTCGTCATCGCCATCGTCATCGTCGCCGTCCTCGACGTTGTCATCGGCTGCCGCTGACCTTGGCTGGGTCTCGACGGGGATCAAGTCTTCGTCGTCGTCTTCGTTCATTGTCTTGTCGCTCATAACCGGCTTCCTTTGTGTAGCCTTATCAACTAGATGAACGCCTTGATGGCCAGCGGATCGCCGGTCACCTTGCCCACCAAATCGAGGTCGTTGAAGATTACCAGCAGCGCCTCATCGTCGCCGCTGTCGGTTTTGACGGTCCATCGGTCGCCGCCGTACTTGGGTACGCGCACGAAGTCGCCCGGCTTACACCAGCTACCCTCGGGCCACGAAGCCATCGTCGTGCGGTTTTTGAACGCCAGTTCGCCCACGCCGATCACCTTGCCGATCTGCGTGTTCCACGCGTCCGTCTCGCGCGTTTCAGTGGTCAGGATAATCCCACCCCTGGTCTTCTGCCTTGGCGTCCGTATCTGCACGACCACGCGGCTCCCAAACGGGTGGATACCGGGATCACAAGGCGGGAAAGCCTCGTCAATCGTGCCGTAACCAAAGTCGATCTTGTTAGCTAGTTCCTGCATGTGCGCTCCTCTTTCCGCAGGGTTAAATTAAAACGTCTTTACGCTCCTTTTCGGACACCATATCAATCAGCGTCCTCTTGGCATGCTCGAGGCCTGCATAGATGCCGACCGCGCGACCGTAGTCAAACATATCTCGGCCAGACGGTCGCCCCAGCGCCTCGGTGGCCAGCCTTATCTGCTCGGCCTCCAGGCGTTGAAGCAGGCTCTCGATCTTCATGCGGGGGTTTTCTTGCCGCCGCTGACTTTGAACGTGGTGTCCAAGCCCATCTTCCGCAGCTTATGCATGTTGGTGTTGCTTTCGTTCATGCTCGCAGCCTTCTTGCCCTTTGCGGGCGATGCATCGCTTTTCATGTCTGCCTTCCTCTCATTGTTATGGGCTGGGGTTGATGCCCGTGCCGGTGCTGACGGCGAAACGCTCGCCGGTTGTAACCTCCATCTGCGCCAGCGCCATCGCGGTGGCGTTGTCGTCGGCGTTCATCTTCATCCGCGAGTTAATCTCGGCTAATGCCCGCTGATCTTCCGCCTGCTGTCGCTGCGCCTCAATCTGCACCCGCGCCTGAATCTCTGCTGCCGACATCTGCGCGTCTTGCTGCATCTTTTGGGCGCTCTGCTGGAGCCTCTGTGCATCAACCTGTGCGTCAACCTGCGCCTGCTGCGCGTCGGCTTGGGCTTGCTGCGCGTCGGCTTGGGACTTGGCCTGCGCCGCCTGCGTCTGAAGCTGCAGCTTCTGCCCCTCGATGGCCATGCGCGGATCTTGCTGCGCTGGCTGGGCAAACTGCTGCATCACCTGCTGCGCCTGCTGGATAATCCCCGGAAGCCGCTGGAAAACCTGCGCCCCGTTCTGCAGCGCCGCCGTCGATGCCGTCGCCAGCATCTTGTCCAAAGCCCGCTTGCCTTCGGTGTCCTCGTTGCTCATCGCGCGCATTGTATCGCCAAGGTCTTTGCCGCCAAGCGCGTCGGTCGATAGGTCAAAGACCGTGCTGGCGTACCAAAGTGCGACGTGTTCGGTGATATGGCGCAGGATGGCAGGGATGAACGCCGGGGCGATTAGCGGGTTCATCCCGAAAATCGGGTTCATCAGATACGATACATGCGTCTCAAGATGTGCCAGGTGATCCTGCTCAGGGAACGCCGTGACGGGCCTGCCCAGCGTCGCGGCGACGTTTTCATTTACCGCGTTTTGCTCTTTTGGCTCGGCGGGCGGGTTAAGAAGGCTCTCGGCGTCGGGTATCTTGAGCGTTTGCAGCAGGCGCTCCTCAACTTTTCGCACGTTGTAGAGTTGCGGCATGGCGGCGGCGCGCTGGGCAATGGCCTGCACCTGCGCGTAACGCTGCGCCTCGCTGAAGATATTGGGGTCGCTGACCGGCACCACGTCGAGGACGCCGTCAAAGTCGGCGCGCCGCGCCAGCTCCTCGCCCGCCGACTTTTGCAGCTTCTCGTCGTCAAGATACAAACCGTTGAGCCGGTCCAGAATGCGCAGCATTCGCCCCATCGCATCGTAAAGGCGGCTGTGGATCGCGGAGTAGACCACCGCGCCCTGCTCGAGCTTGGCAAGCGTCGTGCCAACCGGGGCGTTGGGGTTGTTGTCGGCGATGTCCTCCATCGACGTGCGGACGACACCCTTGCCCGCCTCAACCAGAAAGCCCATCAGGCTGAACAAAACGGGCGACGGCTGATTGTAGGGCAGCGGCATCGCCAGCTTTCGCACGTCATCGACGTTGAGACCGCCCTCGATTTCCTTAACCTCGCCCGGCTGAATCTCGAGGCTCTGGCCCCCAGACGTACCGCCTTTAAGCTTAAGCATAGTCTGGCTGTTGCTGATGTGGGCGCTGTCGAGCAGGGCGCGGAGCGCGCCGGTGGCGGCACCGCTCAGGCCACCGATCATCTGCGGCAGGCCGATGGGGTACGCGCCGCGCCACGGGATAAACGGAAACTCGACAAACCACATGGCCTCGTCGCGCGTCTCGTCGTCCTCGTCCCAGTTTCGATAGATCGACAGCACCTTCCCGGACGGCTTGTCGATGGTCAGGATATACGGTGACGGTCCCTCGCCGTCTTCGATCTCGGCGATGGTGTGGACTTCGTAGACGATCCGCAGCCCGTCCTCATTATAGCTGGTGCTGTCGCGGCCCTCGATGCGGTCATTGGCCTGCCCCGCAACCGACTGCTCAGGCTCAAGACCCGGCGGGGTCAAGTCAACTTCGCGATAAATGCCATCACGAACGCGCATCTCATAGTCTAACTGGGTCAAATACTGAACGTGCGTTTTGCGCTGCGCTGTGTAAAAGTTAGTCGCCGCGTACGGCAGATACATGTCATCGAGCGCGACGAAAAGAAACGTCGGTCTGTTATGCGGCTCGTCCCACCCAAGTTTCATATACTGAACGCCAGCCAGCGGCACCTGCGTCATTAGCTGCTCGAGTTCGGCACGCACTTCGGGGCATTGAACCGTCATTTGCCAATTAAGGAGGCTTGTCTTGCGCTCT